CCAGTGCAAACACCAACAATACCTGTGTTAGCCGTACCTACGGGCATGCCGTTGGTAGTAGCGTCAGCACCGGTAGCGGTAGCGATTTCCACGTATCCCGAAGCCTTAACGTACACCATGCTACCTGTGTAGATATTGGTGCCGTAGCCAGCGGGGTCGAGCAAGAGCGAGCGGGTGCTGCCAGCATAAGGCAGCCCGCCGATCAAGTTTACGGCTTTTAGACCGTAGGGGGAAGCGACTGAGGACATGGATTTCTCCTTAAATTTTTAAGAACCTTTGCCAAAGCTCGTCGAAGACCTCCGCTCGTTGAATAGCGGCATTTTCGGGTTACTCTGACGCATAAAATTGTTATCGACCGCTTCTGTTTGGGCTCTAGTAATCTGCGCATAGTGTGCATTGCGCTGATCTACGAACTCAGATGGAATACGGCACAACAACAGGCCTCCTACCTCAATGTTGCCTTTAAAGCGACCTTCGGTATTAGCGTGCATAACAAGCTCCGGATAATCTTCCCCTTTACAGGGTTCGTATCCTTCACGTAACTTAGAAGAGATATTCGTTGCATCGGATGTCCCCAATATACTGATGCGTATGTACCGGTGTTCCCAACCGGGACGGTCATCAGGGGCCGGAAGAGTTTCTGGAAGTTGCCACGTCGTAGGACGTGAAAACGTGTTCCTAGAATCAAGTTCGCGGGTCGATCGGTTCTGAGATTTCTCAAGTGTTTCCGGTGCCATTATTCACTCCTCTTTAGTATTGCAACCTGTTTAGCATAAAGTTCAAGCGGTACCCCAAGACGGCGAGCGATCGCTACTTCGGATGCCTTCAACTTAATGCGGTTAGGCGGTGTGCTACGTGAGGCCGGGGCCACAACATTAGCGGGTTTTGTTGCACGGTAGGAGGTATCATCCCCATCCGGTTCCTCGCTCTGAACATCTTCAAACTGTTCAGGAAATCGTCTGCGCATTGTAGCGTCAATTTTTTTATAGTAACTATCAGTTCCTATAAAGTCAAGTCCCTCATCCCTAGCTAGCTTCTGATGCAACCCGAGGGCGGAAGCTGTCATTTCGGGATCAGGGCCAAACCACTTGTTACTACTTCTCCAACGCTCATCGCGTTCGGTTACGTTAACAACAGGGGCGGCGCTACGTTGTGGTATTTGTACATCTTTTTCCTCAACTTGTAAAGGCCTCATGTTTTGGGCCTTGTCCAAGTTCAAAGTCGCCTTGGCGATATCTACCTGTGCGTCGGCCTGCGCATCATCATCGCCAGAGTCGCGGGCCTCTTTGAAGCGTCTCTTGGCGTTTTCGACTTCCACCTCGGCGGAACTCTTAGACTGCTCAATATACGCTCTGGACCCAAGGGCAACTTGCTCTTGCAACTTACGGTTCTCACCGATTATCTGCTTGGCGTACGTTTCAGCGGCGCCCCGCTCCCGGATTGCCTCCTCTTTGGCCCGGCGTTCGTCGTGATACCCACGGGTGAACTTCTTGATCCGGGCCTGTACTTTCTCGTCGTACGTAGCCAGCTCGTCGTCAGTTACTTCCTCCGGGGGAGGCGCGGCTTTGCGGCCACGGTCCTCTTTGGGGGTATCGTCCTCGATCTCGATCTCGATCTTCTCTTCCACTTCTACAGATTTGCCCTTGTCTTCCACTTCATCAGGGAACTTGAAGTCATCTTTAAATTCAGCCATGTTTACTCCTTATGCAGCGCGACTGATGCCGCGCGGGTCTTGAACAACTGCCTCAACCGAGTCGTCGTTGATGATCCGGAACTCTCGACCATGAATCTTCAAGCGCGTGCCTGAATTTGGCCGAACGATCACAAAATCACCTTCTTTACACGACGGCCCACTGGGGAAGCGGGTTTTGTCCGCGTAGGCGTCCGGACCGAGTTTTACCACGAACAATACTGAAGTCAGTACCTCTTCGTGGCGGATTGATTGGCTGGATTTAACTAACCCAACTTCACTATCTGCATACTCTTCCATAGCTTCCGGGACTACGCATAAGACGCGGAACGTCTTAGGGTCAGGCAGCTGCTTAGCTTTCTCTTCGGGACTTTTAACAGGGACGAGAGAAAGGTCTACAGCGGAAATATCAAATTCGGTCATCTGTGGTATCCATCCTTTGCACGAGGTCGTTAACAAGTTGTTCTGCGTGGGTTAGACCCCGGATAATCCCGCAGACATGGCGATAGCCATCGAAACTTTGAGCACCACCGGTGGCTAGGTGGGATATTTGGTCATCACGGAGCTTGTTAATCTCCGTGAGGACGTGATTCAATACTCGGTTTGGGTCCATTTATTCCCCCTTCCGGCTCTGGCTTTGCCGCGCCTGCATGTCCTGCTGCCGAGCTTGACTGGCCATCTGGGCCTTATGTTTGGCGATATCTGCACCAATCTTGGCTCCCCCGAGGAGTTGCGTCTTCTCGAGCTTGTCTTTCGCAGAGGCGGCGCTCGCTCCTACCTGCATGGCGGCGATCTCTTTCTGCGCCGCGATGCGCGACTCCTCGATGCGAAGCTTGTCGGCCTTGTCCGCCGCGTCGACCTGTAGCTTCTTCTCCTTCAACTTGAGATCGCCCTTCTTTATCTCCAACTCTTGCAGCTGCATCTGGATCAGCGGGTCTTGCTGTTGCTGCTGTATCTGCTGCTGCGCGGCCTGCGCCTGCGCCTGTTGGGTCATGCGTATTGATGCCTGCGCGGAAAGCTGCGCAACCTGCGCGGCCACTTCGGGCTCCATGTTTTTGCCCTGCTCCTCTGTTGGCAACAAGAGCCCAACGGTCATCTCGATTTCTTTGCGGTACGCGTAGGCCAAGTGCTCATTGATGTGCGCCTGCATTCCGGCCATGATGGCCTGACCCTGCGGGGTCTTCTGGATGAGCCCCATGATCTTGGGGTTCTGCAACATCGAAGAGTGCACCGCGATGTGCGCCTGATGCTCCTGTTCAATGAACGCCTTGACTGGCTTGCCGGTAAGCACGTTCTGGTTCTCCTGCACCGGGTCTTTGGGCGTCTGGTCGTCCTCGACCGGCACCAACTTCGCTGCGTTTTTGATGCCCAGCACCTCGATCATCTGGCGGTGCAGCATGGGCAAGTTGTACAGCTGCGGAGCGGTCTGCGCCAGTTGAAGTGCGGCTTGGTATTGAACAATCTTCTGCGCCATCGTTGCTGCGTTAGGATCGCTGACCGGAATCACCTCCACCATGTCATAGTCGCTCTTCTTAGCTCTCCGCCCACCTTCTTCTGGCTCGTAGTCGTACTCTTCGGGGGTGTAGTCGGCGATGATCACTTTGAGCAGCTTGAACTCTTGCCGCATCGAGTAGTGCATCCGCGCCTGCACAGCGCCCATCACCTTCAAAGTTCTTTCCAAAATGGCCAGTGTCGTCCCCACGGGGGCTTGCGCGCTCATGTCGCTGACGTTCATGTCGCCCGCAGAGGCAAACTGCTTGCCTTCCTGCACGATGTTCTGGAACAACGCGAACAAAACTTGGCTTGGTTCTTTATATGGGAGTGGTAGTATGTTGTCGCGGATGCTTCCTGAAGGCACATCTACGTCCCGGAACTCACCCGGCTGGATCGGCGTGTCGTCGCCCTTGATCCGCAAACCCCTAGATTTGAGGCCACCCGGCAAGTTAGACAGCGTGCCAGCGTCCACCAACTGCCGGATAATCATGGTCGCGCTTTTCACATAGCCGCCAATAAGGTGTATCAGGCCATACCCATAGAAGCCAAACCCGGGGATGTACTGGTAGTGCACAAAATGTTGCCTCTTGGTGCTCAGCTCATCCTCCTCATACCAATTGCGCCGAACGGCCAGCACCTTACCCGAGCCCTTCTCCAACGTGACCACGTAAGGCAACGCAATGCCCGTCTTTTCACCCTTTTTATTCTCGTGCTCGAAGCCCGCCAGATCAAGCTCGACGTGCATCTCTAGGATGCGGAACCGATCGTCCTGTATAGCAGATAGACCCTGCTCTTCGGCCTTCTGCTTCTCAATGTCATCGAGCTCCATGCTCGGCTCGCCGAGGTCCACGTCCATGTAGAACCCAGCCTCTTGTAGCTTGAGAATCTCATTCTTGGTCTTACGCATCACGTGTGTAACGCGCTCAGCGGACTCCAAATTACTCGCCCCGTACGGCACCACAATGTCCTCAGCGGGAATAAACACCGCGACTTGCCGCCCCTTGGCCGGGTCGTAATAGACCTTCTTGAACGCGCTGCCCGCTATCGGCAGCGACCACAACAACTTCTCATGCTCCGGGCGGTACTCCACCATCACCTCAGTGAGCTGATAGTTCATGTCCTCACGCACTCGGGCCGCCGCTTCTTCTCTTGCGGGCGTGTCTTTGCCAAGCAGCTGCGTCTTCACTGGCCCCGCTGCGGGGAAGGTCTCCATGATCCCCTCGCTCTGGAACCGTACGACGCTCTCAGTCAGCATGGGGTGAAACACTCCGCACGCACCACTCCACGGCTCCGTGCGCTCCTCATATTTCAAACCAAGTAGCTTCAACCCCTCGACATAGGTCTTAATCCAATCCTTGCGGTCCATGTTGTCTTTGTCGAACTCGTCAACCAAGTCTTTACCCAGCGAGTCCAACTCGCCCTCATCCATAAACTCGGCCAAGTTTGCATCAAACTCTTCTACCGTCCCCGCCGGGCACGGCTCGATGTCCGCAAACTCCGACTCGTCGAGCTCAATCTCAATGTCTGCACCCATGTCGTCCATGGGCATACCTTGGGGGGCCGCGTATAAACTTTTGTCGATCGCCATGATATGTCCTACCTTTTAAATGTTGCCCGGTTAGTCTTCACGTCATACTTAAACGCGGAGACCGGCTTATCTGTCCGTTTAGAGGCCCGATCCTTGGCCCGTTCCTCGGCTGACATCGCGTTGCGCTTAGCGCCCGCCTCCGTGAATGTCTTCCCATCTGCCTTGAGGTGACCCCGGTCCTGCAAGATTTGGATGGCCATCTCGCGATTGCCCACCTGCGCGGCGAGGCGGTCGATCAGCTGGTTCTTGCCCGTAAATTGCTGTGTAGTCATACTGTGTAGTACCTCTCTTTGCGATGGCCCTTAAACCACTTGACCTCTTCAGGCTCATCAGTCGGAAGCCGAAGAAACCCACCAGCCCTGAACCGCATGAGCGCGAGCGTCGTAGCGTCAACCAAGTCATCATGCTCGCCCGACGGGAACGCAGCCACCTCATCCACCAGCTCTTCTGCCCACCGAGTTCGTGGAATCCACACCTTGCCACTAGCGATTATGTCCGAGACCGAGTTCAAGCGGGCGATTTTGTCCTGCCCCTTGCCCGGCGTGTACTCCTGCACCGGAACCCCCATAGCCCGCAAGTCATAGATAAGCGGCGCCCCCGACGCCTTCTTCTCTACAATCAACGCGTCGGGCTCATACTCCTTGTACTCTCTGAGCACATCCCGCTTCAGCTCCGGAAACTCCACCCGTTTCTTGTACGTATTCAGCAATATGATATTCGGCGCGTTGTTGTCCTCCTCACACGCAAAAATCCCCCACGTCGTGCCCGCTGAATAGTCAGCCCGCTGTGTCTTCTCAAACGCCGTGTCCCACGACTGCAGTATAAAGTCACACTTCGGCGGGTCCTCTTTCTCCCACCACTTCCACCAGTCCCGCTTAATGATCGCCGACTCATTGCCGATGGGGTTCTGCTGGTACTGCGCCTGCCACTTGGCGTTGGGCAACTCCTCTTTAAGCGCCGTCAGCTCCTCCATCGCCCAAAACTCTGGCCACAGCGGCTTGCCCGACGGCAGAATAGCCGGGAACTCGATCACATCCCACTGCTCGCCGCCCCGGGCAGCCGCCGCCTTGAGCACCTGCCCGGTCAAATCCCGGAGCGCCC